ACAATTAGCAATCCACAAGCGACGGCTGACGATAGCGTTCGTTCTGGTCCGGGCCTCAAGCTTAATCCAAAGCCAGCCTTTGTGATCAAAGGCACAAGCTCCAAGCGTCAAGCTTCAAGCAGGGTTGGTTCGAAAGCTTTCAAGATTATTAAGCCTTAAGCGACAAGCATCAAGCCCCAAGCAACAAGCATCAAGCGACAAGCCGCAAGCAGCAAGCTCCTCGATCCTTGAACCACGGAAAAGTTTAGCGGTACTCTGACCAAGGTCCTCTACTAAGATAAAAGAGTTATGTGGATGCTTCACGTGGAACGCAATTTGGTGTGGTGAAAATTTAATTTTTTTACTTCGAGTTACTTTAAGTTCTAAAGTGAAAAAGTGGCCAGAAGCATTATAGCCCAATAGATCAGGAGTCCCAAGTAAGCTATTGTTTTCAATCCTAATGAGTGAAATGTCGGTAAAACATTTCTTAACTTTTTGATAAAATTTTCTTTCTGGACCCATGTATTTTTCAAGGTAACTCCTGTTATTAAATTAATAGTCTTTTATAAAACCAGGAGGCATAATTATTAGTTCTTCTTTATTTGGTTTCAACACAACACGAATAGAATTATCACCAGGCTTATTGCTCTCATGAACTTCAATTCGTCTTATTTCCTCAAGATAACCTCTTTCAGTTAAGATGTAGATTCTAGCGTTGCTAACGGCATTACCCCGTCTGCCTTTAGGACCTTCAGTAAACTTATCTAAGTATTCTTGCAGGTGTTTTACAAACATTATTTTTTCTTATGCAACCTGTTTGATAATTCCCTTATCACAGATTGATACCCTTGCAATAAATTTTTTGCACTTTCAAACTCTTGGCCAATTTTTTGCCAAGTAGCTATTTCTACACGTAGATAACCATTTAACTCTTGATGTCCTCTATTAATATCTTCTAACTCTTTTATTCTTTTTTTAAGAGTTTGAATTTGAACTTCTAAATCTAAATTCTCTGTTTCTTTCATAGTTTAAATTTATAACGATGTTACCCCAAATTGTCAACTCTAACCCATAACATTTCTTACATTGCCTTTAAACACAAAATCTAAGGGTTCTATTTTAATCCAAGCTGTACTATTTTGTGACTTATTTAGTTTGTTATTATCGTCTTCAGTTAAATTAATTAGTGTAAATTTTGATTTTAAAACCATTTTATAAATTAACTCTTGTGTTTCCCTTGGTAAACCATCAACTAAAGAATTACTCACTCTATTATTCTGTAACTCACTAATTATCTTTTCTAAAAGTAAATAAGAATGATTTATTGTAGGCGCTCTATCTATAAAAATAGAGGATCTTAAATTCATTAAAGGTAAGTAACCTCGTAAAACATTCATACAACTAAGAGGATCAGAGTCTTGGGCATCAACAAATAATATGTCAATTTTCTTTTTTGGATCGTACACTAAATTTTTTGATATATCAAAATTGCTTATTAATTTAATAAAAGGTTTTAAATTAAATTTTTTTATTAAACTATTAAAATAATCTTTATGTGTTTTAAATATTTTTTGAAAACTCTCCTTATAATCTGCCCAATCAGCACCATTATCTATAGTCCAAATTATACCTTTATTATTTTCTTTTAAAGCTTGCGCTACTAAAAGGGCACAAGTACCTAAACCAGTTCCTAACTCTACAACTGTATTTGGTTGTTCCATTCTAATAAGAGAGTATAATAAATAACAGAATCTTTCTTTGCCATAAACTTCGCTTATCTTTATGTTTTTACCTTTAAGTTTTGTATTATTAAATTTAATAATATCTAACAAAGAGGAAACTTTATTATCTTTCATTCTTGACAATATAGGATAGTTACTCTAAATTGTCAACATGGGTTTACCAAAGAGACTTACAGAAATGCAACAAAGATTTGCTGAATACTTAGTATTTGGTGATGAAAATGGACCACTTACTAAAACAGAGTCTGCTTTAAAAGCAGGATACAGTCCAAAGAGAGCACGTGTTGAAGGCAGCGAACTAACTAATCCTAAATTAAACCCATTAGTTGTCAAACACATAGGTGAATTGAAAGAAGAAAGACTACGTAAACATGAAGTTACTTACGAGGGACACGTAGCAGAACTCGCAAGATTAAGAGAGGCCGCTTTAAAAAAAGGATCATTCTCTTCTGCAGTGAATGCGGAAGCAAACAGAGGAAAAGCAGCAGGGTTATACATAGATAGGAAAATAATAAAAACAGGAAAATTAGAGGACCTATCAGAACAAGAGTTAGAAGCAAAAATGAAACAGATATTAGACGATTACGGACAGTTAATAAATGTAACTCCTTCATCTAATGAATCTTCGTTATCTTCTTCACACAAGAAGTTGGAAAAACCGATCTCTCCGAAAAGTGAATAGAACCATCTGGTTCTACATCGTAGCCTGCAAATATTTTTACAGTGTCCTCATCTTTACTAAACAACCAACCCTCACTAACAGGTGTTGCTAATTTCATATCTTTAAATTCTTTCTCACTACCCCAACCTCCCTCAGTGATGATGTCAATCCAATCGATACGTACACGTTTGTATGGAAACGGAACCTGTTGCTTTACAGTCTTTGGTTTGGTGTAACTATTTATGCGTCTTGATTTTCTAGGCATAAACTTTTTTACTCTTTCGACACCTAAATGACAATTTATTTTTTTGTTGCGCTAAAATTAAAAAAAACTGAAAGGGTATCGAAAATGCCAAAATCGACCTATAAGCGTTGGTATTAAACACTAATTTTTCGACACCCCCCCCGTCGCAAGGGTATCGAAAGGGTATCGAAAGTGTCGACTTTTTGCCTTAATTCTGACATAATTGTATACATCTGACGCACTTTTCTTAGAATCATTCTAAACTAGGTGTCGAATTCGACACCCTGCCGACACCCTGCCGACACCCTGCCGATACCAGAGAGTCCTGGATAATCTACATGATAATCCTATAGATAGGTCAGTATTCATGACTTATAATACCTCTTTTTCTGCCTTATTCTTGCCATAATATTTCCTCATTACGGCCATCTTATCCTCAGCTCCTGAAATAATTCGTAATAATCTGTCAACCTCACCTGTGATATCCACATGTTCAGGTATGATTATATTGTTTTCATTAAAAGACTGTATCTTGTACTTTGCGTCCTCAATATCAGCCTCGTATTTCTTTTGCAGTGTTTTAAACAACATCTCATTCATCGTTCCATTCCTCCATTTCTATGTTACCATCTTCGTCTTTGTATAGTACATATGACTTTTCGCTATCGTAGTAATATCCATCTACCTCACGCTCCATAATATGCCTCTGCATTTTCTATCTCCTCCTTAATATATCGTTTTAGTTCTTTGTCCTGAACATTATCCGGTAGTTCATTCTTGTAAAATATCCTGTAGCTGTCACTGCCATACTTACCGATACCAAATAATTCTGTTGCGTCCTTGCCATCCCAATTAATAAAATCACAGGACATTCTCCATATCCTATTTGCTCTAACATTTTTCATACCTAGATCTTTTAGCATCTCTGCTATCGTATCTGTATCTGACAATAATAATTTCCATGCGTTAGGAAACTTTTTAAAAAACCCTGGTAATATTTTTTTGACTTTCTTGCGTCCTGTCTGGTTTAGACATATCACAGCTACCATGTGCTGCCATACGTTCTCTACCTGTTGCTGTACCATAAGATCGTCTCTCATACCTGTATTAGAAATCATAATTTGCTGCTATTGAAATTCTTGTAAAGTTAGATTTATATGGAAAAACCCAATGTAATAATTTTGCAGGAAATATAAAAAAATCACCTCTTTGCGGTGTGTGACTAAGCACCTCTATAAATAATTCATCACTATTAACTGAAAAATTAAAATTTAAACTTCCAGGTTTACCTTCATGTGTACCTTTATATTTTTTTCTTTCTTGAATAATCTCTTCATTTAAATCATTCATAAAAATTACAGAGGATAATTTGCAGTTAGTATGAATGTGTGGTGGATTAAACTCACCACCTTTCATTTTATTAATCCAGGCTGAAACAACTTTTATATCCTTTGTAAATTCTTCATTGTACCAATCTTTAAATGTTTGTTTATAAGCAGCAAAATAAGGTTCTAGTAATGTTTTATAAATTTGTGTATCAATCTTATATTCTTCTTCGATTGCTCCTGCTAAACCATATCTATAGTCGTTTTTAGAGTCACTTATTTTTTCTAATCCTTTTAAAACTTCTTCACTTAATTTAGTTTTAAATAATAAAGGACCGCTATAGTAAAATGTATATGGAATAGAATGTTTCATTAACTGTTATGCTCCGTTAAAAAATCTTCTGGCTTCATCGGTTTTACTTTCTCTTTCTCATCATATTTTAATTCATAATACATGTCTAATCTTTTTAAAAATTTATGTTTCCAACTACGAAGTTCTGCACCCTCAACTTTAAATTCTTGATAATATAAATCAGGAGTACAAATCATTATAACTCCTTGTTTTATTTGACTATTATGTACATAGTCATGGGCCATGGCGTATGCAGCAATCTGCATAAAGTAATCTTCAATCCAATCTGCTCTCTTTGGTGTGTTTGATTGTTTAAAATCTACAACAGTATCTTTGCCATTATGTATGCAAACCAGGTCAGTAGACCCAGCGTATAGCCCAGGATAATACAACGTGACCTCTGAGCCGTAATACTCTTCAACCGGCGCAAGACCAACCTCGATAACTTTATCGGCCATGGCTTTCGCCTTCTGTCCGAGTTCTGTAAGATCATCGTAGCCAGTTCCGAGTACATGGTGTTCCAGGAATTTGTGCATGCTTGTCCCTCTCCTACTAGATAGATTCTTGATTCGTTCTGCTTCCTGCTCTCCAACTTTGGCCTTCCATTCTTTTAGAAATTGTTGATTTTTGGTGGCCCCTAATATCGTAGTTACGCTTGGAAGTCTAGAACCATTTACATCATAGAGCCGTGATCCGTGTTCCTCGATCCGTGTTGCATCAACATAGGTGTATTTATCGTTGTGTTTGATCGCTTTACCAATGTTGTGATATTCTTTGATATCCTCGTCACTCATCATTTTATATTCCTTATCACATAATACAGGATCATCAGCCCGATCAGCAGACAGATCATATTATAACCAAACATACCTATTCCATACGCAGCTGTCATAATTTCTTTTTTAACTCCTTTAGATATTCTTCCTCATCTTTTCTATTCTTCTCTCTAACGATCGCGGCCTGTTTTCTAAAGGCCCAACTGTTGATCGCTCCGGACCAACCCATTATCCATAGATATATTCTCAACATCATTCTAAACTCATCGCCTCCTTATATTGTTGTAAACTCACCACCTTATCATTCATCAGATATTCTGGTGCGTAATGATCTATGACCTGTTCGATCTTGTGTAGTTTTACTTTAGCATCGGGCCATAATAGTTTACAGACATAATAACAATCTCTAAACGTGCATCGCCAACGATACTGTGTTTTAAATCTACCACCGGATCTTGTTTTACCTTTTACATGTCTGACAATGACTGTGCCTACACCAAGGGTTTTATGCACCCAACGTATCACATCCTCATCGGTCATGGCGATCTCCATATTGATAC